ATGTACTTCCGCAGCATATCCTTGAAGCCACTGAACCTTACCTCCTTTGCCCGTTCCGCCATTTTGAGTGTCTCGGTTTGGAAGATAAAGGGGGAAGCGACGTAGGAATATAACTGCTCATATGGCGCTGGCGTCAAAAAGTCCTCCGCCGTATATTCGTATTTCTTCGGTGGCAAAGCCATGGAAAATCACATCCTTAGAAGGGGAGTTCTGCGTCATCCTCCTCCAGCTCAGCAAAGTTTGCTGTGGGGGCGCTGGAGGATGCGGAATAGTTGGAGGCGGCGGAGTTCTTAGCAAGCGGCTTAAATGCAGGGACCTTGAAATCTCCATCCCGAATGGCGCGGCCAGACCGTTTCTCTGCCACATAAAGGCGCTTTTTTACCTTTCCGTCTCCGGCAAGGTATTCCTCTTCGCCAAGCACGACGCCCACGTACTTTCCGACCAAACTTTGCGGGTCATTCCGAAACACATAGTTCCGATTCGACATCTCCACAGCTGTTTTGAAACCCTTGAAAAAGCGAAGGGCTTTGTCCTTGTAGGAGCAGATCATGGTGATGGGCCAGAAGCCGAATGTGTCGTAGGTCTCCTGATTGGCTCCCTTGAATTCTCCCTCGAAGAAGTCCCATTCAATCCGGAGGTATTCCTTATCTTCTACGTCTTCTACGCGGGTGATCTGGGCGATGTATCCGTCCGGAACCGGGCGGCGTACTTCATCCTGGACATTGTCCCAATTAACATTCTTCATTCTGTTCTCCTTCCAAATTCCAGTATTCTCTAATAGCTGCATCCACCGCCGCCAAGTCGTTGTCAATGACCGGGGCGAACATCTCTATGGGGCTTTTAGCTGTGGTGAAGCCGTCTGATTGCGTTATAAAGTGGTGACCTTCGCTGCTGGCTTCGCAAAGCAGGACAATGGAGAACAGCCCTTCCAAAGTCAGCTTGCTGTCAATCATTTTCCCGCAGGTCTTGGCCCGAATCTTCCCGCTATCATTGGTATCCGTGTGATGCAAGAAGTAAACAATCACGTCTGGCGGGAGCTTGGAGTTGCAGTTGCGGACCAAATTAGAAAAGTTCAAAGCCATCTCCGTAAACTTGGTATAGCCAACTTCCTTGGCGTGATCAAACTCCTCGAACGCCATAAGGTATTGGCTATCATCTATGATGTAAGTTTTTAGGCTTGGCTTCAGCAATGCTTTCTGGATCACACCATAGGTCGCATTGTTCACGATTTTCATGGGTTTCCGGAACGGAAGCGGCTTGCCAGCTACATTGAAAATGCCAACCTTTTCCGGGTCCAAATTTCGCATGCTGGTAGACTTGCCAGATCCGGATTCCCCTAGAATTAAAACAGGGATTCCCATAATCATTCCTCCGTCTGTGCCGCTTGGACGATGCCAGAGCGGACAATTTCCAAGATGATGAGGCACTCTTTATAAGTGACGCTGATATCGCTTTTCAACATGATATCTGTGATTTTAGAGGCAGTTTTCATCATGTTGTTCAGCCGGTATGGTGGGATTTGAGGGTCGCCAGGATAGACAAAAGCTTGCTCTATATCCATAGCTTCACCGAATCCTCAGGCTTTCGCCCCGCTCGCCAAGTTGGGCAAATGGGAGCGAATTGCCTTGCTCTAAGTATTGCCGAATTCGCACAGTGTCCGGATCTCCAGGCTTCCGCCACTCTGCAGGGATTTCAGCACCCGGTGCAAGCTCCACAGGGCAAGCGCCGCCGTTTTTCTGGATAGAGAAGCTGAAGAGCGGAGTCTTAAACTTCCTTCGGCCAGTGGTGCGCATCATGTCCTCCAAGTTGCGTTTTAGGGACTTCACACGATTGGAGATGCTGCGCTTACGCTGGTTCAGCCGGTCGACTTCGGCGGAGATTGCAGTTGCATCGGCGTCCATGCACTGGATCAATTTTGCGTAGGATTCTGCTTTGGTATCCATGTCCGCCTCAATCATGGCAATGGTGTCGAAGATGGCGTCCTCCGGAACATCCGGATCACACAGCATTTCAAACACCTGCTCCCACTCCTGCGACATTTGGTATAAACTCAAGTTTCCCATTGCGTTTTTCCTTTCTTGTGCTATAATCAGCATGTAGTTATTTGCCCTGCGCCGCTCTCGGAAGTGCCAGTTCCGGGGGCGGCCTTTTTTGCTGCCGCCACCCCGTTGCGCAACAGCCTTGCAATGGCAGCAGGATCGTTGGCCTCTGCCCACGCCAGCCGCCGGAGGAAGTCTGCCACGGTGTCGTCCCACTGCGCGGCAAGCCCATCGTCCTCGGTAATGGTGGATACCTGGATGATCTTGCAGTTGTGTGGGCCCCAAGGCTTGGACGCATCGATCCGCTTAATCCAGCGATCATCCTGATACCCATGGGCCATTGCCCATTGATAAAATGTATCAAAGTTGCGCCACACCTTTGAGCATGATCCGCGCCGCTGGATGCTGCACAATTTGGCACGCAGGTGGCGGCCGGAATCCATTTCTTTAATTTGCATCAATATCACCTCCTATGCCATTGCATAGATCACGCACGCCACCCCAATAATTGCGGCGGCCACACACCACAGCACACAAGCCCAGATGGGCATGCGCCGCCTGGCGGGGGCCTGCAGCGCCTTAATGGCCATGCCAAGGGCCACAACGTCAGCGGCAGCTGTGCCAGGATCCATATATTCCTGGATGGCTAGCCGACTCCGAGGATAGGCTCTGGCTTGGGCCTCCTGGCGGAGGGAATGGAGTTGGGCGATTGCGTCAGCTCTGCTCATCATCGCCACCTCCTTGCAAGTATGCCAAAGTCAGCAGGCGCTCGATATCCTGGGCTAGGCCGAAGCAGATCTGCATGGCTTTCACGGCGTTTTCCGCCTTAGCCCTGTTCCGCTCCAGTCCCTCCAGCGCGGATATTGCTGCGCTCAAGGCCTCTACATCTTTCCTGTATTCTGCAGTTTCTTCATCATCGTGTCGAGCTTCTGTCGGAATATCTTCGCCCAAATACTCCTCCAGGCTCTTCAGCTGGCGGATTACATCAAGCATCTTCATCAT